TCTTAAAAAAGATACCCTGTGTATGTTCCTTGACATACATGGGGTTTTTTTATATACTGACCTTATGATTACATTAGCTAGACAAATACAATTAAAATTAAAAAAGTTTGATGAAGTTATGATTAAACTTAAAACTAAATACTTAAACAATCCTACACTCTATTCAGAGTTACACAAACTAGATGAACGCAAGGAAGAAATCCAAAAGCTAGTTGACAACAACAATTAATTAGTATATATTATAGGGGCAGTCAGCGAGAGTTGACTGTCCTTTTTTGTTTATAAAAACTATTAAGACCTAACGCAGTTATAGAGGATAGACCTCTTTAAAAAACATTGTGGTACTGCTCGATAGAAAACAATCAAGGGGGGTAGTGTATTAAGATTGGAGTGCAGGATATCTATTAGTCCAACGCACTACCCCAAAAATAAATCAACAATAAGGATAATATGATATACGCAAATATGCAGACAGGCGAAGTGCCTAATTTACTATACACCTTATTAACTCAAACCAAAGCTAAGAAATTCCGTGCAGGATTTATTAAAAAAGATGGTAGTTATAGAGTTGGTAAGTTTGATCTTAAAGATAGAAACACTTGGAAGCAAGAAGATGGAACTATGTATAAACGCAAAGGCAAGAAGAGAACTACAAATGCTAATCAGTATATACTAGCCCATGATCTAGATAAATTTAGAAGACCTACAAATATTTCTATAGAGAGATTGTTGTGGTTTAGTGTTGCTAAAAAAGTTTATACTGTTACTAAATTACAAGCTGATACTTTTTCTGTAGTTATGTATGAGAGAGTAAAGTTTAATAGTCTAAAAACATTAATGAGCCAGGATGAGATGAATGTTAAATGGGCTTTAAAGTTTTTAAACTAACATGATAACTTTTAATTATGGGCTAGGTATGTTTATATATAACATATCAGCCCTTATTGTACTTGCCCTTATACTCTATAAAGTTTTAAAATATATTGATAAGAAAAAAAGAAAGAGAGAACACTTTGATAAAATACTTAAGAGAAAACCATGGAAAGAAGATACTGAATAAATCCCCTATAGTGTATACTAACCCCCCTGCAACGACAGGTAATCATATCACAGATTGTATCAAAATTCAATGCGTCATGTTGACCAAATAAATAAATTATGCTATATATGTGATTCCAAAACAGATATAATAATCAATAAATTACAGAGGTAATATGGAAAGAGCAGTTACTGAGGCGAGGACAAGATCGCCAGAAGAAAAAATGTGGATAGGAATAATTCAACAAGCATTTGAAGATGCTTTCGAGTTAGGTGTAGGTCATAACCTATCTATAGCAGAAGTATCACAGGCTAGAAATTGGTTTTATACTAGGGCGTGTTCCGATACTTGTGATCATATAGGTACAACCCGTGATCATATATTAAAACTTTATAATAAACTATCTACTAGATACAAGGCTGGACTTATAACTAAAGATGATTTAAGAAGAGCAATAAGAAGATTGGAGTTAAAAATATGAAATCAAGATTAAAAGAAATAGAAAGCAGGATAGGTACACTATCTAAACCTAGTAAGATGCCTTCGTTTGCGTGGGGTATACCTATTGAGTATTGTGTGACAGGCAGTAAGTTAGCAGAAATAAAAGGTACTATCTGTAATAAATGTTATGCAGGTAAAGGTTGTTATGTATTCCCTATGGTTAGAGCTATGTACGAGAAGAGATATCAAGCTATAGAGCTACCAGAGTGGGTAGATTATATGGCAGAACTACTAACCATAAAGTATAAAAACATAACAAAATCAAAGAGATACCACAGATGGTTTGATTCTGGAGATGTACAATCTTATTCGCATTTGATGAAGATATTTGAGGTGTGCGAACTTACACCACATATAAGATATTGGCTAGCTACTAGGGAATATCACATAGTAGATAAGATTAAAGAAGAAGATGTACCAAAGAATTTATGTTTGCGTGTATCAGCAATCAAAGTAGATAGTCCACCCCCTAAGTTTTGGAAGTGGACATCTGGTGTACACAAAGATAAAAGACACAAGGGTAGAGAATGTCCTGCACCAAAACAAAATGGTGAGTGTGGAGATTGTCGTTCTTGTTGGAGTCGTTCAGTTAAACAAGTAAGTTATAAGGAGCATTAATATGTCAAGTGATAGTTCAGAAAGAATAGATGATTACTGTAGAGAAAAATATGGTCACACTAATTGGGGCTACCTATCAACATACGAAGACCATGAGTTAGAGCATGCTCAAAAATGTGGTTCAGATTATGTTGTTGAAGGTGGTATAGTGTATTGGATTAACCCAGATGAGGAGGATGAATGAAACATAAATGTACAGGTTGGGCGATAGTTGCAACAATGGAAAGACCAGATGGTACTTGGTATACAGATACCATTACAGAAATAGATGATGACACAGCATCATCTGTTGATACTTTTTTAACTGAGTACTGTGATGATAAGGAGAAAAGCAATGATACTTGATGATCAATATATAACAAAAGATATGCTAACTAAAGATAGTTACAAAGGTAATTATTATGCAAATAAAAATGCAGTGATGTATGATTTACAAAATGGAAAACAAAATGTAGTTTGTTTCTGTGATAATATTCATACGGCACAAGGTATCGTTCAAGGGTTAAACCTAATAGATAATCTTGAAGCAGATGGGGCAGAGTTACGCCAACCAAATAAGGAGTAAAAATGAGTAAAAAAAAATTGCCAAAACATTATTTTGCTTACAATGATGAGGCATACAAAAATGAAATAGAAGAAACTATTATAACTGAATGTGAGAGTGCAGGGTTAGACATATCAGAAGATGAAGACCTTGCAGAACAGAGAGGATATGATAGGGCATGGATTGTAGTAAATCCATATAAAGATAAACTAAAAAAAATATTGGACATATGTAATGCAAATGCTAAAGGTTGGAACGAGATTGAGCATGACCCTGTAGCAGAATTTAAACTTATGTCAAAGATTATAAAGGAGGATCTAAAAATATGAAAGCGTATACATTTATAAAATCAAATGGAGATAAGAATACAATAGAGTCTATGAGTTTAAAGAAGGCTATAAAAAAATATAGTCCAGATAAAGAGAAAGATGTTCTAATTGTTTGGACAAGTAAGAAAGGTAACATAAGTAATCAGATAATTAAATTACCATATGTATCTAGAAAAGAAAGAAAGGGTAAACTATGAGTTACGCAAATGATGTAAGGTTAATATTTGAAAATCATTACGAGTGGTGTAAGAAAGAAGGCAGAGATATATCATGGTACAAAGAATACAAGGAGGGAAAAAAAGATGTTTGTATGGAGACACCCAAAGTATTACAAAGAAATAAAGAAAAATAATTTGACAAAGGAAAACTTTTCTGATAAGGGAGAAGACTATGAAAAAATACAAAATAAGATTAACAGGACTGGGGATAGAAGCAGTAGCGATAATCCCATTCGACAACGAACCAACAACAGAAAAAATAGAAAATAATGTAGCGTACTATCTTAACAACAATCTTATGAAGGTTGAGGCAAATGATTTTTATGCAACAGATAAATATATAATAACATACGAGGAAGTGCAGGTTGAATTATAGACAACAACTAGAAGTTATAAAAGGTTTAAGCATACCATCCGAAACTCAGACAAGAATGGATTGCCCATTCTGTAATGGTAGAAATACTTTGTCTATAGATACAACTGAAAACAAAATAGGTTGGTATTGTTTTCATTCAACATGTAACGCAAAAGGTAAACATCAAGGAGAAAAGAATATGCATTATGTAGATAGAGTATTTCATGGTAATAAAACATTACATACAGAAGATACAGAATTTAAAATACCAGATAGTTTTCAATCAATATATTCAAACGAAAAAGCTATGCGTTGGCTATCCAATAATAATTGTTGGGAGTCTTGGTCTTGGGGTAGAGCAGATTTTAAATATGATGTAAAGCAAAATAGAGTTGTGTTCTTAGTTAAGAATAGAATATCGCATAAGATAGTTGGTGCAGTAGGTAGAGCATTAACTAAACAAGATTTTCCTAAGTGGTATATGTATGGTAATAAAGATGTACCTTTTAAATGTGGTGAGTGTGATGATGCAGTAATTGTAGAGGATTGTCCATCAGCTTGTGCAGTATCAAATATATTAACTGGTATTTCTATCATGGGTACTAAATTAAAATCAGTACAGAAATCTCATTTGACACCCTATAAGAATTTATATATATGTTTAGATAGAGATGCTACAACAAAATCATATGACATGGCAAAAGATTTAAGATCATCTGGATTTGAAAATGTAATAGTAAAACCTTTAGAAGATGACTTAAAATATTATGACACAGAACAAGTAAGGGAGATTTTTTATGGACAAAAAAATGAAACAAGAAATTCTTGATAGTTGGATTTCTTGGAAACATGAT